AAGGGTATTTTTAGTGATGTCGGTCACATTCTTACCCGTACAGATGTTCGATAGATTCCCCCTATATCTTCCCCCTCTCAATAGATAAGTAGTTGAAAGTTCAATCAAATCGGATTCAATCCATAACCGAGGGGGCTAAGGATTACCCCGAGGGGGATAGTCCTCCCGTCCATAAACTCTCATTACCTGCTAGGAATTCTTATTATTAGTCTCAAAAGTCGGTTTGTATATATGTCGACATTTGCTATATGCCCTAAGACATAAGAAGACCTATCGGCGGGAACTAGCCCGCCCTGCTAGGGGTCAGGCAGAAGAAGGTTTGACCCCACACTCGTTAAACTCGGTCGTATGTATGTATATATACTCACCCTAAATTTTTCTGTTATATCCCCCCTATATCCTTCTGACCTGCACTTTTATCGCCCAAAGGGCGACTTATAAAAATATTCTTCAACTATCTGTTCGGTTTTACGATTTGAACAGGTTATCTTATATGTATAGATATTTATATATCTATACGGAGCGTCGCTCCGCCTCTTGCGGGCTGCGCTCCGCTCTATATATAATATATATATAATATATATAGGGCATATAAGATTTAAGTGCCCATATTCTGACCGTTTATAGGTGGGCGTTTATAGTAGTTTTTAACGGAGGGTTTAATGGGACGTAAACCTGGGAAAGTTGACATCCCAAAGGGCGAGGCTATGGAGCGGGTGCTCCACCAACTGAGCCAAGGTTCCACCATCAAAGCCGCTATGGAGTCGGTCAACCGCAATGAGGTGACCTTCCGCCAATGGACAATGGGCGATGCTGACTTCAAGGCTAGAGCCGACAAGGCTCGCCTGGCAGGCAAAGGGGTCAAGGCTGACCTAGCCAACCTCAAGGAGATTTCCTTTGAGGAGTTCTCAACCGAGTTCTTAGATACCAAACTCTTCCCCCACCAACTTGACTGGATTGACCTGATTGAAGGTCGTGAGCCTAGATGGCTTCACCCAAGTATGACTTTTGAACAAGGGGCGCATAACCGAGTCCTGATTAACGTTCCCCCTGAACACGCCAAGAGCACGGTACTGACCATCAACTACGTCACCTACCGAATTGCCACCAACCCCAACATCAGAATTATCCTAGTCTCTAAGACTCAGGGTATGGCTCGTAAATTCCTTTCAGCCATCAAGACTCGCTTAAGCCATCCGTCCTGGATTAAACTCCAGACCGCTTTCGGTCCTAATGGTGGATATAAAGCGGACTCGCCTACGTGGTCCGCCGATATGATTTATCTTGGTACAGGTCGAGACTCTGGAGAAAAAGACCCTACGGTTCAAGCCCTAGGCTTTGGTTCACAGATTTACGGTGCTCGAGCCGACCTGATTATCCTTGACGATGTCGTGATGAACTCCAATGCCCACGAGTGGGAGAAGCAAATTGAATGGCTTCAAAAAGAAGTTATCACGCGTTTGGGACGGCACGGGAAACTACTGATTGTAGGAACCCGTGTTGCTCCCGTTGACCTATACAAACAAATAAGGGACGGCTCTAACTGGACTGGTGGAAAATCGCCATTCACGTATATGGCTATGCCAGCGGTCCTCGAGTTTGATGAGAAGCCTCACAACTGGAAAACGTTGTGGGCAAAGACAGACCGCCCTGAGGGCGAGAATGATGAACCTGATGAACAAGGACTTTACCCCAAGTGGGATGGAGGCGCTCTCTTTACAAGAAGAAGCGAAGTTGCTCCCTCTGTATGGGCTATGGTCTATCAGCAAGAAGATGTCGTCGAAGACGCAATCTTTGCGCCAGCAGCAGTTGCAGGATGTGTCAACGGTATGCGAAAGCGCGGACCGCTTAAACCAGGTGCTGCAGGTCATCCACAATCCGTCGAGGGCTATACCGTTATAGGTCTTGACCCTGCGATGACGGGCAATACCGCCGCAGTGGTCACAACATACAACAAGGCTGACGGGATGATTTATATCCTTGACTGCGTCAATATGACAGACCCGACGCCGATGAAGATTCGATACCTGATTGAAGATTGGGTACAACGCTACAAACCACAAGAACTTAGAATTGAAATCAATGCCCACCAAAAAGCATACGCGCTCGACGACGACCTACGCAACTGGTTGTCAATGTACGGCTGCCAACTCAACTCTCACTTTACTGGTAAGAATAAGTGGGACACTAACTTTGGTGTGGCTTCTATGGCAAGCCTTTTCGGCTCTCTCAGAGATGGAAGATTCCAGGATAACAATTTAATAGAACTACCAAGCAATGAAGGTAGCGAAGGTCTTAAGGCGCTAGTACAGCAGTTGATTACCTGGAAGCCTGATACCAGAAACGCTACCGACTGCGTGATGGCTCTTTGGTTTGCCGTCATCCGCATCCGCGAGATGATGCAACAAGGTACCTCCCAGCAACGTTGGGTGCAGAACCGTTGGGCAACAAGAGCGCAGACATACCGCAGAACAAGCATTAATTTAGATGAAGCCTTTGCAGAGCAATGGCAAGATACATACGGATAGGAAACTATGGCACTATCAATCGAACAGATTAGCGCACGCGTTGAATCGCTACGCTATCGCGCTGCAGACAGGGATGCTCGCAACCTCGACGTCCTTGCTGTTCGTAAAGGGCAGATTTCTACCGTCTATCCTGATTTCTTTCCAGACGGAGTAGATGCCAATGTCGTTGCAAATTTTGTGGATATTGTGGCGCGAGACCTTTCAGAGGTTATGGCACCACTACCAGCGGTCAACTGCAACGCGGCGAATTCGGTTTCTGACCGTGCTCGCAAGTTCGCTGACACTCGCACTCGCATTGCCTCTAACTATTTTGCTCATTCAGATTTGGCTGTACAGATGTATCAAGGAGCAGACTGGTACTTAACATATGGATTCCTCCCCTTCATCATTGAAGTGGACGAGGAAGCAAAACTGCCACGCATCCGCCTAGAAAACCCAATAGGTGCTTACCCTGAGTTCGACCGCTATGGACGCTGCGTTGCTTTTGCAAAACGATACACAATGACACTCGGTGAACTTGTCTCACTATTTCCTGAATTCGAGTATGAGTTGCTTGGCAAACTTCGCTATGAGCAAGATTTAACTCAACAGGTTGAGATGATTCGCTACTACGACAAAGACCAATCAGTTGTATATCTACCCACAAAGAGCAACTTAGTTCTTTCAACTGCTAAGAATCCTATGGGCAAGATGATGATTGTTTGTGCACGTAAGCCATCTGTTGATGGCGAAATGCGCGGTCAGTTCGATGACATCATTGGTATTCAGTTGCTTCGCAACCGTTTTGCTCTCCTTGCGATGGAAGCAGCAGAGAAATCTGTTCAGGCTCCTATCGTTCTTCCTAACGACGTACAAGAACTTATGCTTGGTGGCGATGCGATTATCCGCACAAGCCAGCCAGCGGGCGTTCGTCGTGTTGAACTTACATTGCCACAAGGCGCATTCACAGAGCAAACGCTGCTTAATCAAGAAATGCGTGTCGGTGCACGTTATCCTGAGGGACGTACAGGAAACATTGACGCATCAATCGTCACGGGACAAGGTGTACAGGCGCTTATGGGCGCATTTGATACACAGGTTAAGTCCGCTCAAGCAATCTTTGCTAGCGCACTTCGTGACGTCATTCAGATTTGCTTTGAGGTAGACGAGAAGATTTTCCCAGAAGTCAAGACAATTCGTGGCGTTGACTCTGGTTCACCTTACGAAATTACATATAGCCCACGTAAAGATATCAAAGGCGACTACAGCGCTGATGTCCGTTACGGAATGCTCGCTGGTCTCAACCCAGCACAGGGTCTAATCTTTATGCTTCAGGCTCTTGGTGGAGGACTTATCTCCAAAGACCTTGCAATGCGTGAACTTCCATTCACTGTAAACGTCACACAAGAACTTGAGAAGATTGAAGTTGAGAATATGCGCCAAGCGTTGCTTGGTTCCTTGACTGCATATACTCAAGCAATTCCTGCTATGGCAACACAAGGCGGAGATGCTGGGGATGTTGTACGCAAGATTGCTGCAGTAATTAAGGCTCGCCAGAAAGGTGTAGCACTTGAGGATGCGATTGAAGAATCATTCGCACCTGCAGAGCAGGTTCCTTCTGCTGGTATGCCATCTGAAATGGTTGAGCAACCGTCCCCTGCTCCCTTAGGCGCACCAGCAGAAGGCGCTCTTCCTATGGCACCAGGACCAGAAGTAGCACCAGCGCCAGGAGCACCAGACATTCTTAGTCTTTTATCAAGCCTTACAGGCGCAGGAGAAGCAAACGCAAGCGTAAGAACTATTCGACGACGATAATCTAGGAGGGGACAGTGACAACAATTATCGGCATTGAATATTCAGACCGCAGCGTACTTGTCGCTGACTCTCGTGTGACAGATGATGTAGGACGCATCTATGCACATAAAGCAATGAAGAAGATTTCTCAACGCGGTGCGTTGTTAATCGCTGGAGCAGGAGAAGTTGCTCCGTGCGATATAGCCCAGAATATCTGGAACCCACCACAGTTTACAGCGAAAGACAAGAAAGATGTCTATCGCTATATGATTACCAAGGTAATGCCATCACTTCGCAAATGCTTAACTGACAATGGCTACAACTTTGAAGAAGATAAGAAAGACGGAATGCGATTCCAGTTCCTTATCTCAGTCGGTGGTGAGATATTCGATATCGACGAAGACTTATCAGTAATGAAGTCTGACGATAATTTTTATGCGATTGGTTCAGGTGGACCTTACGCATTGGGCGCACTTTACGCAGGAGCAGAACCAGAGTTGGCTATGGAGATAGCATCTAAGGTCAGCGCTTATTCAGCGCCTCCTTTCTATCAAGAAGTGCAGCACAAGTGAGTAAGTTTAACGAAGCAATCGATAGGGCAATGAGATTTCTTGCCGAAGAACTAGAAGATTCAGAGAGCCAAATCTGCACAGGATGGGTTCTTGTAAGCGAGTGGTCAGATTATGAGGGCACTCGATACCTAATGACAGATGTAAGTGACAATATGAACCCTTGGTTAGCCAAAGGTATGTTGCTTAGCGCTGAAGAATATTCATACACACCAGAGGAGAAATAATGGGAAGCGGAGGATATCGCCCCGAAGCATCACAGAATGACCCTTATTCTGTTTCTCCTAATGGCGGCAATGGTCAATCAGGAAAGTTTGTGGCTGAAAAGGTAGCAAAGGCTACGCAACTTCGCCCATCTGGATTTGCACAAGGAGAAAATACTGCTATGGCTCAACAGATTAGCGAAGGTGGCAACGTATCTACAACTGCTAGCGCTGCTAACCCAGCATCACAATTGCCACAAGCAGGTATGGGTGCAGATATGGCGCAGTTGCTAGGCGCTATCGAGCCTCTTGATTCAGAGCCAACAGAGTTTCGACCAGTAAGCGATGGCATTGATGGCTTCTCTGGACGTGGAAGCGAAGCACTTCCTCCAAGCCTCAACCCAAATAATCGACAGATTGAAAACACAGAATTAGTTCGACGTTATCTACCAGATATGCTTAATGCTGCACGTATGCCAGGGGCACCAGATTCCTATAAGAGAATGATTAATGCCCTAATGCGGGAGTTAATGTAATGCAATGGATGGAGAATACATTCTTCGACCACTTAGATAAGTTTGGTAACTCTCTAGGTTACGAAAACTTTGGCATTGCATTTATGTTGTCGATGGTTCCTTGGGAAAGCCCAACGGATAGAGATAATTTTATTAGAGATATTACAGGTCAAGACGTTAAAGGCGGAGAACCTTCTAACTTTAACCCAGAGTATTTGGAGTTCTAAATGGCTTTTTGGGATAATTTCAAGAAGGCTCTAGGCGGCGATAAAACAGCAGCCCAAAAAATCGTAGACACTTTATCTCCATTCACTATTGGTAAAAGAAACCTTGAAGCAAATACTAAAAGAGTTTTAGGTGGAGTTAAGGCTGTAGCCGATGTTGCTCAGCCAGTGTTAGAGCCACTAGGTAAAGCAGCAGGATTCCTAGGTAAAGGTGTTACGGCTCCTTTCCAGGCGCTTGGCACACAAATTGGTGGTGGACCTGGAGCAACAGCAGTTCAGGCTGGAGCAAAAATTGGCACAACTCGCGTTGCTCAACAGATTGCACGTGAGTCTGGAACAGACCTTAATTCGTTACTAAGAGACGGTATGACTGAATATGCTGCTCAAACTGCAGCAGAGGCTGTTATTCCATTCGACCCACTACTTCAGGCTTCAATTAAACTTGAAGAAAATGTTCTTAGTCCTTTAGTAAAGCGTCCTATTGCCACAGCAGCCCTTTTAACTGACCCAGATAGCCCTCTATTCAAAGAGGATGCTTATGGTCAGGGCATACAGTTAAACGATATTCAAGAAGCATATGACCGAAGCAAGGATGTTTCTTTAGGCGTAGCCTTAACCAAGTCATATCTAAATCCTTTCCACGTCACTGGCATATCTGATGCCATCCTTGAAGATGGCGGAATTGACATTGACAGAGTTAATCTATGGAATGATGCCGATATTCAGGCTAACTTTGTCGACAATACAACAGGTCGTTGGCTTACTGGTTTTACTGACGCACTTGTAGGCAACGCCGCAGTAGTTGGAGCAGCCAATCGTTCCGTTAGTGCTCTTAAAGGTTTAGCACGTCTTTCTGGTTTAAGTAATAAGATTAATGTTTATGATGTTAATGCTCTCTCCAAACTAGAGAAACTGGCTGATGACCATATCTCTGGGAAAGCACAAACTGTATTTGGCGCAGAAATTGAAAATCTGGCTAGAAGTAAAGACACTGTTTTGATTCGCAAGATTCTAAAGCCACATACAAATAATCCTAAGTTGGCTGCTATAATTAAAGAAACAGAAGACCCTAATTTTGTTCGTGACTTAATTCTTTTTGATAAGGGTTATGGTCCTGCAGCAGAACGACTAATTAACGCCCGTAAAACTGATGATTTATGGTATTTATCTGATGCTGGTGCAGAAGTTGCTGCTGATTATGCAAAGACTGGCGCATATCGTTCATATAATGCACAGGCTAAAGAGCGTTGGAGCAAAGCATTTGATGATGCTATCGCCAAGAATCCTGAGTCTCAAGATATTTTTGATGCTTTCTTACAAGATAGATACGATGCGCAAACTGGTCAGTTTTTACCTGAACCCAGAATGCTTGGCACAACATATAAACCAGTTGAGCCTATCATTGGTCGAAGTGCCACAATAAAAATTCGTGAGATAAAGCAGAAATTGGCAGCGGGCACAGAGGTGCGCGATTACAGCAATGTTGGTGGCATAGCCCAGACTATTATCGGTAGCGGTAAGAGAGGTGGCGCAGCCACAGCACTTATTCACTTCACTGGCAGTAAATTACCTCGTGGTATTATCAGCCACTCAGGTTTACGCCCAGCAGATGCTGTTGAAGAAATCAACGCCTGGTTGGATGATGTTCCACTATTCCGCCGTGGCGGAAATACCGTAAAACTTGCAGATGGTACAACCGTAACAGCAGCAAACTATCGTCGTAACCTAATTGACAAGGCTTTAACACTTAAGACAGATGGTGAGCGAGCAGCCTTCTTTAAGGAAATGAACACTGAAGTTGCTATGGATACCCTTAATACCTTGGGTCTTAGTAGAGTTCAGGCTAAGTCCTTTGTTGACGAGATGATGGAAAGCATTAGCAAGTACCACAATGACCTTTCTCGTGATTCATTTGCGATTGACCCAAGTGGATATCGCGTAGTTATTAATCCACAAACTCAGCGTCAGTTGGCTAACGCAACTCCATTGATTCCAATGGGTAGAATTGTACGTGAAGTTTCTAATATCAAAGGTACATTTAATCCAAAGAACAACGTATTTACTGATGCTGGTCGTCTAGCGTTTGAATCTGGAAACAAGATATTCTCATTTGCGCAATTGGTTCGCCCAGCATATATCCCAAAGAACTCAATTCTCGAGCCACTCAATGCTGCTGTTATGTCGCAAGGCTCTAAGTTCTTGGTAGATAGCACACAGTCTTTTGTAAAGAACACCTTATTCAATAATCGAAATAGATTCTTTGCTGCGGTTAATAAGGCTAACATCAAGAGCAATGCTCGCAAGAAGGCTCTCAAAGAAGAATACGCACAATATACGCAGCAGATTGAACAGGCTGTAGATATTGCTGACTATGCTGTAGCCGAATGGGTAGATTTCTTTCTTAATCCAAATGCACGTTCGCCAGTAACTAAGGCTGACAACATAGAGTTGGTTAAGGCTGACCTTCGGGCAGCAGAGCGTTTGCTTGCTAACCTTGAGAAGAAGGCTCGTGACCGTGCTGATGAGTACAACACGGTGCGTGAAGAAGTGCCTAGCCTTTATGGTCTAGTGCGTCGAGTTCAATATCTTAAGTCAGTAAATGACCCTAAGTACGCATCTGATATTCGTGCTGCTGAGTTGGCTATCCAAAAGGCTGCAGGAGATATCAACACCCTTGCTCCTGACCTAAACAAACTTAACCTTAATGTCAAGAAGGCTTACGATGATATCGATAAGATTCTTGTTGAGATGGGTCCTTCTCGTAAGGCTCTAGCAGATGAATGGTCAGTTGCTGACAACCGCCGCATCCGCCGCAAAGGCGGGCAAGAAGCACAAGGTTATGTCTTAAGTAATGGACAGAGTATAAAGATTCCTCGTCTTGAAAGCGAGAATCATTTAGGTACTTCTTATAAGGCTGAAATCTCTAACCGTCACACACGTGAGATTGAACTTCTTGGAGACAAGGCTTTTGCTAGCCGTACTCAAATTCTAGGTCGTAGAACTCCAGACCGTATTACTCCAGTATATGACCCACTATATTTTGATGAATTGGCTTATACAGTCAACAACTATATGCGAGGAGATATCCTCGTAGACCAGATTCTTGCTGGTCGTACCCGCAACGAAATCATTAGCACTTGGGGAACCAAGCGTAGCGGTGCTTCATATGCTGCTGAGTTCGGTCGTGATAAGTCTGAAATTATCGACATCATTGATGACCAGATTGCTTATGTCAATCGTTATCTACCGACGATAGAAGCCAAGGCTGCTGCCGCAGCAGGAGAGGTGCGAGGCAATCAACTTGCTCAACTTCTTGGCGATAAATTAGAACGCTTAACTCCAATCAATCCGCTTGATAACAAGTACGCAACACCAATCGAGCAGTCGAAGAATTTCTTAGAGGCTTTTGATAGAGCATCAAGTTGGGCTTGGACTAAACTAGGTGCACCTGAAAATGCTATCCGTTGGGCTTGGGGTAACACAGAACTTAAGAGCCGCACAATTCAAAAACTAGAATTGCTTGCATCACAAGGCGAAGAAATTACGACGAATACTCTAAATACAGTTCGTCAGGCTGCAGCGATTGAGATGGTTAAAGAAGCAGAAAAGACCTTCTACTCAATTCGTCGCCAGAACAGAGCATTGTTTATGGCTCGCTCTGTACTTTCGTTCCCAGCGGCATCTGCCAGTGGTCTGTATCGCTATAGTAGATTTGTAGCCAAAGCGCCACAGCGTATGGCTGGCTTCTTGAACTCTTACTATGGAGTCTATAACTCCTTTGGAGTTGACAAGTATGGTAACCCAGTTGATGATGTTCTTGATGCTGAGTACTTGTTGGTTCCTGGTACCAAAGAACTTGGCTTAAAGCAAGGTAAAGGTATCTTGGTTGGAACTAGAGCAATTAACTTTATTGCCAACCTTGCTGGTCCATCATACGTAATTCCACTGGCTATTGGTCAGATACTAAAGATGGCTCCAGGCAATGATGCGGTTCTCAAGAAGACAATCGATGAAACCTTGGGCAAGATTCCAGGTTATTCGTATGAAGAACTTTTCCCATATGGAGTAGAAACCGATTTAGGTAAGCAAGCGCTACAAACCTTTACTCCAGCCTATGCACGTAACTTCTTGGTATGGCTTAATGGTGATGACTCAAAGAAAGAGTGGGTTGACTCTTATACCTCTGAGTGGAACTACCAAATGGCTCTATATGAGATGGGTATTGGTAAGGCTCCAACTGAAGAAATAGTCAAAAAGAACGCTCGCAAGAAGTTCTTTGAAAAGGCTCTTTGGCAGTTTGCCTCACCACTTGGTACGCCAGCAGTGGTCGATATGCGACCAGATAGCATTTTCCGCACATACTTCACGGCAGCAACTGACAAGTACATTGCCCAGGGTATGAGCGAACGTGATGCTAAAGCAGCCGCTGAGCGTGACCTAAATGAACGAGCAGCAGTACTTGGTGCAACTAATCCATTTCCAATGGAGCGCCTATCTTTTGGCGCAAAGCGCAGACCAAAGGCTGCATATGTAGTTCCTACAGTTGAGGGATACAAGCGAGTCTGGGAAGAGAACGTTGGTCTAGTTAAGAAACTAGGCTCACTAGATAAGAACCTCATTGGTCTTATTACCGCTGACCTACCTCGTGACTCTGACCCTAATATCAGCAGAATCCTTAATAAGCCTGGAGTTACGCTGCCAGATGGAACAACTCTTAACTTGCCGCTTAAGTCAATAGGTGATGTCGAAAAGGATATTGAAGTAGGTCGTGTATGGAAGGCTTACTCAGACTATAAAAAGTATTTAAATGATTTAGCAACAGACCCAAAAAAGGGTTATGCAAGTTATGCTTCTGTCCCAGAATTAAGGGAAGCACTTAAGAAATATGCAGAAGAATTATCTGCTTATAGCCCAGCCTGGGGCAGAGAATACGACACTCGTTTTACTCAAGATGTTTCTTATAAATATGCTTGGGGCTTAACTCAAATTGTTAAGAATGAAAAGTTTATGGCTAAGCACGGCAATACTCAGTTCTGGACTCACGTAGAAGCACTTATGAAATATCGTGATGACTACGCGAAAATTCTTAAGGATGCACCAGACGGTTATAAGACTGATGTTAAAGATGCTTGGATTCAATATGTAGAAAGTATTGTTCCATTGCTTGACCCAAAACTTGCAGACATTGTAGATAGATATTTCTTGAACGACCAACTCACGGAGGTAGGACCTTGACCAGGTATAGAAAGACTCAGTTGCCCCCACCGTCAACTGTAATTAATTTTGAGGGCAAAGGTTCTAAGAAAACTATCAACTACATCTGGATGCCAGATAAAGATGGTAACTTAGTCAAGAAAGATTCTGCCTTTGTTAAGAAGAGTTTCTCTAAGTTATCTGAGAAAGCACAGACCGCTCTAGCCCAGTACATCATTACAGTCCAGAATCGTCAACCTACCGACGCTGCTCGCAAGACTGTATGGAATAGCATTGTCGATGCTGCTGTAGCCTCATACAAAGAAGGCAAGAAGCAGACCCCTTGGGATGTACTGCAGGTTCAATTAGACAACGCACCTAAGCGAGTCGACGCAACCTATACCTATACCAACTATGACAAGATTACTACTGATGCAATCTTGAATCAAGCAGCAAGACAGTTGGGTTTTACAGAGGGTCCATTTGCTCAGTTTGGTGAGCAAGACCTAGCAGACTTCTATACAAAGTTGACAGCAGCAGCAAAGGCTAGTGGCAAGACAAAGCAGACAGTTGTTAAGCCAGATGGCACAACTGAGATTATTGAAACACCTAGCCTATTTGATGCTAACTCATTCGCTCAAAACTATCTCTGGTCTAAGGTTAACATCGGAGACCCAAAGACTCTACCAACAAGTGTTATCGATAAGATTGGTAATGTCAGAACAATCCTTAAGGCTAATGGTCTTGGATATCTTTCTGACAAAGAGATTGCTAATTACGCCCTGCAACTCACAAAGGGCGAAGTAAATATTAATAAACTTCAAGAACAGTTCAACGCTAAGGCTGCAGAACTTTACCCATTATTTGCAGAGCGTCTTAAGGCTAACCCTAGCCTAACCGTAATGGACTTGGCACAACCTTACATTGGTCGTATGGCTAAATGGTGGGGTATAGACCCAACAACAGTTGACCTAGACAATGCTGACCTAGATAAATTTTTGCGTCCAGATGGTACTGCAGGAAAAGTTCCAATGAAGTCTCTTTCTGAATGGGATGATTATCTTAAGTTTCATCCTAATGCAGAAAAGGCACCTTGGGCTATTGAAGGAGCACGAGACCTTGCTATTGGTTTAGCAGGCGCTATGGGATTCGGAGTATAAAAAAATATGACCGTTGAAGAAGCACAAGCAGCGCTAGATGAGGCTCAAAAGGCTTTTGATGCAGCCAAAGGAACTGGCGTAAGCAAAGTTGCCGCAGCAAGCAGAGCATTAAGTGCTGCAAAAAGAGCACTTGCTACTGCTCAAAAAGCAGAGGCTGCAGGAGTTAATGTTGGTGGTTTATCTAGAGCGGAACAACTTTCAACAATTCGTCAAGCCTCATACACTGCTGCACAAGAAGAAGCAGGTAGAGGTGAAAAGCCAGCAGTTCCCCCTGCTGATGAAGAATACACATATGATTATGTTTGGCGTTCAGAAGTAGGCGGACGTGGCGGATACTGGAGTCTTGTTAGATATCCTAAATATGGAACCCAACAAAACACTGGTAACGTCAATACAGGTAATGTTAATACAGGTAACGTCAATACAGGTAATGTTAATACAGGTAATGTAAATACTGGTAACGTTAATACAGGTAATGTAAATACTGGAAATGTAGTCACTGGACCATCCTTAGCCAAAGATACATTTAAGGCTACCCTTGCTCTTTTCTTCGGCGCAGCAGAGGCTTCAAAAGCCTGGGCAGATGCTCTGTACAATACTGTGTCTAAGTTTTATAGAAGTGGTTCATCTGTTGATGAATCTTTTAATCTTGCTCTTCTTGATGCCCGCAACAATCCAGACTTAAAACCATTCACTGACCGCTTCAAAGGTATCTACGCTCTTCAAGATATGAAGCAGGCTGGCAAGCCAGTCCTTATCCCAACCATTGCAGAATATGTAGCATCGCAGGCAAAGATGTCAGATATATTTACTCAGGCTGGATTAGGCGACTTAGCAACAGAGGCATTTACCACAGAACTTATCAGTAAGGGAAATGCAGTTAGCACTATAGCGGATAAAGTTGCTCAAGTATTTAATAGAATTGATATGGCTCCACAGGCTATCAAGGGAACCCTTAGTAGATTCTTCCCAACAATCGATAGACCTAAACTTGCCAGAACAATTCTTTTGGGCGAAAAGGGAGTCAACGAACTTGTTGACGAACTAGGCAAGTTGGAAGTTCTAGCCGCTGCAGAGCAGCAAGGCTTAGGGGCAATTACCAAGGCAGGCGGAGTGGACCTAGCCCGAGCACAAGAATACGCTCGTATGGGTGGAACGTTCCAGTCATTAGCACCTAAGTTTGGTCAGATTGCTAGAGCCCTACCTGATGTTCAAAAACTTGCTGGCATATCTAGAGTTGCAGACATTACCCAAGCAGATGTTGAGAAGGCTGTCATTAGTCAATCTGAAAAAGAACTACGACGACTAGAAGATATTTC